CGCCTCCGCATTGGCCAGTTTATAGTACCTAAAATACTGATTACCGATAGCACCATAAGCAGAGTTGAGTGAGATCTTCTTAGCCATCTGGATATTGTTGCAACGAGCGATCTCTTTCTCCAATGCTTTAGTTGGAGTCTTTTCATATTCTTGCTTTGCCTGAAGCATTCGCTTCTTAAAAATTACCCTCTCATTATACATCTTGTCCATAAGTTCTGGTAAGAACCCACGAACATCCTTGCGGAACATTGCACCATTAGCACACACCGCGTTATCCTTATACAACTCAAAATTTATTTCCTCATTAAGGATTCTATCAACCGTAGCCGTTGGGTGTCGTTCATCCAAGAGGGTCTCTGGTGAGATATTGTACTGCATAATAAGATGGGGATAAAGACTATTAAGGTCAAAACTAACCACCCAATCATACTTTCCCGGAATCGGTTCCTTGACATAAGCACCTGCGTACTTTTCGTTCTTTTGAGATTTGTTCTTAGGAGGAATTACAATATTTCTTTTTTTGAGATAGTTGTAAATGATGTTGTCCCACATGCGAACCTGATAGAACACATCTACATAATTGACCTTAGCATCATATGCCATGGTCAATGCAAGTTCAATCAACTTCATCTTGTCTTCCAATCGGTCAACAAGTTCCACGTCAATTATATTGTACTCAATAAACTTTTGCCACCCCTTTGTATAGAAGTCCTTAAAAGTATCAAACTCAGAGTGGTCTAACTTTTTCTGACCCAACTCAACCTCAGCTATGTAGTCCAGGCGATATGATTCTTGTGCTTTATAAGTGAACTTTTTGTACAAATCAAGATAGTCAAGTTGAGTCAATCCACCAACATCAAAGGTAATATGCTTCCTACCTTTAACAAAGATCTCTCCCTCAGTCACAAGACCCCAGTTAGAGAAACGCTTCATCAACTTCTCTCCAAGCACCCTGTTGAGGCGCTTACAGATGTATGGAATATCGAACAGTTGAATGTTCCAACCAGTCACCACGTCAGGAACATCTTGCATCCAGTGATTGATAAAGTGACTTAGAAGCTCTTGCTCTGAGGGACAATGATAGTAAGTGACATTCTTTTGTTTATTGACAAAAGGTTTTACACCCCAAGTAGTAATTTGCTTAGTGGTATAATCCTGAATAGTGATTGCAAGAATTTCTTCCGACGCAGATTCAACATCAGGAAATCCTTTCTCTGCCGTAGTCTCAATATCAAGAGTTACAAGTTTGATCTGACTAATGTCAAACTTGATTTCATCCTCAGGATATTTTTCTGAAATATATTGATAGATGTATCGATCATTTCCATAGATCTCAAATCCATCAACATCATCATACGTTTTATAAAACTCACGACAATCACGAACGCTGCCAGGATTGACGGGCTCTACAGAATCTCCACTTAATGTTTTGTATTTGGAATCTTTTTTTGATTTTACAAATAGAGTCGGAAAAAACTCATCACGGAACTCATACCGCCTACCATTATCAACTCCACGAACCAAAACTTGATTCCCAATCAGTTGAACATTAGTGTAAAACTTCATTCATCCTCATCATTAAAAAATGAACCGTACTGACCATTGCTGCCAGGTTCCCTATTATCCAACATATCCATGATTTCGTCAAACTTTTTAGTTTGCTCCATGCTCATAAGGATTTCGGATAGTTGTTTTACAACTAGAGGTTTTTCATTTACTGCAGCAGATTTGATCGCGGCACGAATGTGTGATTCTGCATCACACAGATGATCAAGAGTTTGTTTAGATAACGCCATTACTTAATAAGATTCGTATATTTTTCAAGAAGAGTTGGTTTAGGGTCAGCAAGAGTAAGAATCTTATCTGACGACATCATAAAAGTATTTTGACTTGTGACGTTTGCAAGCCAAGGAGACAGAGTATCATTATCTCCTAGAATAAATGGTTCTACCAATCTACAGTCCGGTTCACCAATATCAGCACCTACTTCCTCAATCTGTGAGACCAGGATCTGCCGGTTCGTCAGGATTATCAGTTTGATCGTCTTGTCTTCCATTTTCTAGAATGTCCTCTTTGTACATGTCATGAATTTTATCTACGGGAGTAAAGATCGTTACTACCCAATCTGCAGGGACTGGGACAGATCTCTCTTTTGCTAGAGGAGCCCAGGGATACATTGTAACAGATAGTTCAGTCTGATTCTCAGGTTGATCAGGATCCAACTCATCATCGGTGACTGGATTTGCATTCCTGAGTTTTACCACACAAGGTTTTGTCAGGTAGTACCCGATCACCTTGTCAGAAGAAACCATTTCTTTAACTTCAGCAATTACGTCCTCTCCAGACTTAAGGACTAAAATTTTGACGGTCATGTCTTTCTTTTACCTCATAGTATTCTATCAATAAAAAAGAGGGGCGTCAACTGGATTTTGCCAGTTGCCCCTCTGCGGCGACGATATTTAACAAGGTAGCCGCTTCTATTTAGAGATAATCTTTACGTGCATGATGATCAGGGATAACTTTCGCTAGGGTAATTGTCAGTAACCCATTCTCAAATTCAACTGATCCAACTTCCGTTTCATCACTGAGGGTCCAAGATCTGGTGAAAGATCTTTGAGCCACTCCTCGGTGGACATATGTTGTTTCTGCTCCTTTGTCGTCTTTTTTTCCTTCGACAAAGAGTTTTCCGTACTCTGTGTAGACATTTACTTCTTCTTTTTTAAATCCTGCTAGTGCGAGTTCAAGTCTTGATTCTACGTTGCTGACCTGAACTAAGTTGAATGGAGGATAATTAGTCGTCGTTTCTCTCTGATTAAACAGACGATTAAAGTATTCATCCATACCAATACTATGTCTATTTATGCGATCTAGCAAGGCTGGCAAATCCGCAGCATGATACTGGGTAAGTTCTCCCATGGTTTTAGCTCCTTTAAAAGCGAGTTTATGTTTTGTGGACCCTTTCGGCATCCACTACTAATTATACAAGAAGACATAAAAAGGGGGGTGTTGGTAACCCCCCTTCTAGTAGCGTATATTCCGTATGTAGCGTGTCGCGCACGAAAAAGCGACGTATTATTTAGGACATTCCACTAGGTTTACGAAGAATTTTAACTTTTCTATTCTTCCTTTCCTGATCCGTTGACTTGCGTATATTTGCATCAATCACCGGATTACCAGTGTCTGGCATGAACTCAGCACTATGAGGATCTAACTTATCGTGCTTATATTTCTGACCATATTTTGGATGATATCCATTCACTCTTTCTGATGGTGGCTCATCAGGATGCACTGGTTTAATCTTAGATTTATCAAGTGATGTGGTTTTTATAGCTTGAATTACTTTATCAACTTTAGTTTCTTTCTCTTGATACTTTTCATAAAGTCTTTCCATCTCTCTATCAAATTCCTGAGCCATTGCCTCATTAACTTTCTCTTGTCTTTCGCGATCAGATCTTTCAATCAAAGTTGACCAATGGTGATCGGAAGCACCAACCAACTCAAGAACATGATTCTTTTTATCTTGGCTAGAAATTTCATTATATTTTTTATGACCTGCTTTCCATATAGCAGGATCAGGTTTGAAAGCCTTTGGATCCTGAATAGGTTTCATCAGTCCTGCACCAACAACTTTATTATTTCTACCAGTTGGTTTCACCTTAAATTTAGTAGGTGCTTCCTTAATTTCAAATGGTTTCTTAATCTCCCTAAGAATTCTTTTTTGTTTCGGAGTTATCAATTCCTCTAGTGGTTGCCTATCTCTATACTCTAAAAACTTAGGTCGATTTGGTTGATAAGATTCCATTGGTTTTGTTTTCTTCTTCCTCTTTCTCTCACCCGATATTGTTGCTGCATCTGTTGCAGATATAGATGTCGTATCAGCTAGTGAACCTGATCCCAAACTCGCCTGATTAATCTGATCTCGAATAAATTGTTGATGGTTTGGTGGCAATTTACCATAAGGGACATCAAATCTCGTTACTTGATCTCCTTTAATATTAGGAGGATAATTCTCAAAACCACCAGTATGCTGCCTGTCTTCAAATGCCTTATATCCCTCTCCCCTGCCAGTTTGATCTGATGCTGCAAAACTTAAAAGATTAGCAATAATTGGAGATAACCAATCACCTTTAGGTATTTCACCAGGATCAGCTGACTGGGTATTGAGGTATGCATGATCAACATATCTAATATAAGCATTCTCAGGATTATTATCTGGAATAACAAGTTGAACCTGAGCTTGACCCGCAGCTGCAAGTGGATTGGCATATGATTGTTGTGCATCATTTAGACCTCCCAATACTGATGGAAGTTTCACTGTGAGGTCAGCATCTGTAAAATGATAAACAGGTCCAGTATTATTTGTGGATGGATCTGGATTTGGTTCTACTGTACCATCAGGTCTTTCTCTGATATTTTCATCAGCATATGGTATAGGAGTTCTAGTAATTCGGAATGGACTATATTCAACACCAAAAGAATTTGGATTTATATTATTAATTAATAATTCTATATCTCTAGGAGATGCTACATTCTGTATTGGTTCATTTTTAAGGATAGACATTGCAATATTTGTTTTATACTTAGATGCTGGAGGAAGTAAATCAGTAATTGTTTGAGTTAAACTTCTAAGAAGGTTAGGAGCATCTCTTTCTGGATTTTTAATTGGTTTTTGTACTGGAGCACCAGGGAGAAAAGCATTCAGATTAATCTGACCTTGCTTGATAACTTCTGCAACACTAAGACCCTCTTTAACCTTGGCATCACCACCACCTGCTTTGTATGCTGCATAACCAGCAGCACCCAAATCTTCAATGGTCATCTCAGCATCTGCATCAGGCAAATTCTCAATAACATCTCCAATATCATCAAACTCGGGAAAGTAATCATATCCTCCAGGTAAGTCGCCATAAAGCTCACTCCATTCATTTACTACAGCAATATTATAGGGTCTATAAAGTTTATCTATTTTTCTGTAGAATGCATCATCATATTTTTTACCCGATTTAATACCATCTAATTCAGATTGTAAATCATCTCTTCTTTTTTGAGCATCTGCGGCATCCTTTTTCCTTGCATTTTCACTAACTTCATAGAAGTTCCATGCTCGCTTGCTAAGATCATCGAATCCGCCAGGTCCTTCCCATAATTCAACATACTCTGCAAATACACTTTGATACTCATCCTGTAGAGATTTTGCTTCATTATAGTCTTCTTCATTGTAGTAAAGGTTTCTACCTGGGCGAGGATAATTAGGGTTGCTCGTAATCTCATCCAGTCTATAAGATCTTTCGACTATTTCTCGTGCAACCCCAGTAAATTGTTCTGGTCTATTTCCATTCTTTTTGGCATACATTATATCATCCCAGAATATGGGATAGTATTGCCCATACTTATTTGGACCACTATTGTTATTTAAGAATCCAATTTGTCCTCTTAGTTCATCATATTTCTCAAAAGATTGCCCAGAACTTTCAAACATCTGTTTGGTATATTGTCCACCCCAACCATATCGGGTATCATAAGGTCTACCACCGATTGAACGATAATTTTCATCTAATTCTTTTATTGCATCCTCAATGGATTCTTTATTGGCAACTCTCTCATTAAATTTATCATCATACTCTTTTAATAAGTCATCAATTTTATCTTGTGGAATAAGAGGTTTTAACTTATCCATTGTTGATTCTAACCAATCTGGATCAATCTCATAAATTGCCTCTAGAGATGCATATAGTTGTTCATCAGACATAGACTTTGCATCATTGATATCAACATCAGTCAATCTCTTTGCTTCTGCCTCAGCATCCTTATCAATTTTTTCTAAATCAGAATCAGACAATCCTCTACCACCTTCCGTTGCTATATTATTAGCATCATTGGAAGCTTTCTCCAGTTCTTCCGGAGATGAAGTTTTTGATACTTCATCAACATAACCATCGGCGGCTGCAGTACCACCAGGAATTCCGGAACCAGGTGCTTCCGATTCAAGGAAAATATAGTTCTTTATTTGTTCTCTAATATCGTCAAAATAATAATGATAATGATAATCTTCGCCAAATGTTCTTCTTGCTGCTTTCTGACCTAACTTAACTTGCCTCTGTCCAAGAACAGATCTGCTACCATACTTATCAATATATCTTTGAGGTAATGTTCCACTATCAACTGTTCCTCTTGGGTTTACCCTACTACCTGTTCCTGGTGTTCCTTTTAGGGGTCCTGGATTACTATAAGTTGCTGCTGTTTTTGGATCAGTTGTTCCGTATGTGGTTTTTCCAAATCCTCTTTTTCCTTTATATGGTCTACCAGAATAAACAGGAACTCTCTTTCTTCCAGCAGCACCAGCACGAACAGCACGTTGGCCAAACGGATTCAACGCCCCTCTCAGTCTTCTTAACTTTGCAACATATCTAAGTTTTGTGGCAAGGTGTGCTGCTCCTGCTGCTGAAGATGCTGGTTCTGGGAATAATAGTGCAACAACAGCAGCAATATCTAAACCCAACATTGCTGCGTTGAGAATCAGTTGCATCAATTCATCATCTTTATCTTCATCTCTAGCCTTTTTCTTCTCCCAAGGATATCCCTGAGATTCCGCATCACCCATAACATCAGGAGTTCGCTGCTCTTCTTCTCTACTAGTTGATTTTGGAGTTCCAGTAATTACACACAAATATCTTCCGTGCTCATCTGCCACATTTGAAGGTGGACCAGGGTAAAATGCTCTATAATTTGGAGTATCATTATCAGCACCATTGAGTTTTGGAGTGCCTTGAAACCAAACTGCCTGTTCTAAAGTTAATTGACCATAACTAGTGAAATTAGATGATCCATCCCAACTACCCAATTCACCAGTAATTCTGGCAAGGTTGACCATCTTTCTATCAGACTGTCTGATGTATCCAATCTGAGTAAAGTTTCCCCAGGCATACCACATCGATGCCATAGGACCAAGAATATAACTCGTATCTCCAGGTGGTTCAATGGTCAGAATAGTTCCATCCGTAAGGAATAAACCTGTAGTATCCGTTCCATCATAACTCCCTTCACCATCTCCATCTTGAGTGAAGTCTGCTTCTCTATCAACCTCGCCAGGAACTGTAACTGTGTTTACAATCGCAGGTTCAACAACATAAAGACCAGTGGTATTATTTGTAGGCAATGACTCAAGCATCTGAAGTTTCTCATCTACCTGAGAATTCTTCAGTACCTTAAGTGCTCTTGTATACCTATTTTTTGCCATTACTTAGCCTTATATTGAAATATTTATCTGTTGTGTTGCACCTGAGTATTCTACGCATCCCTCAGGCCACCCAACAATGGTTATTCGGTTATGTGTCGCACTACTATTTACCACCTCAATACCATGAGGGACTTTTGGATTGATCCAAACAAATCTATTTGGTATTGGTTCAACTTTATCCACATCACAATTTTCAAATTTGAGATTACCTCCCCAGGAAGAATCCCATGACGGATGAGCATAATACACAAACCCACCAAAGTCAATATGATATCCTGTTCCTGAAGATTCTCTATCAATATTAGGTGGCAATGTGTTTATAAAAGACCAACCATCTAAAGTGCTTTTCCAGTGTTCTTGAAACAATTCTAACTCAGTAAGTTTCTCCTTTATCCAACCAATGGTAGTTTTATATGGCTCATGAATATTTTCTACAAACTCAGAAGTATTCAAATAATCATTTAAATTGCTCTGAATCCAATCCCACTTATCTTCTGATAAGAAATCGTCTATGACAATCGCTGCTGTTCTTGTTGACATTAAAAAAGGAGGCAATTAACCTCCTTTTATTTATTGTTCTACAGCAGTTTTCTTTTTACCGATGTTGTATTTCTGTTCGAGAATCCATTCACCTTTGTCTTTATATGACAACACTTTGATCTGATTCAATGGTGCAATATCAAGACTGTCATCCTCTCTAATGATAGAAATCAATCCCCAGTCAGAGAGCAAACGAGCAATACGATTGCGACGTTGAACATCATTGAGGGTCAGGTTTGCACGTTTTCCATCTAGAGCAAACAGTTCTTTAAAATGAACAATATAGTATCTACCTTGCTTATGTAGAATGTGGCAAGATTGATAAAGTTTTTTCTCTTTCCTAGACGCAACTCCAATGCGGGTTAGAGTCTCACGAACTTTCAAAAAATCATCTGGTTCATTGAGAACTACCTCAAGCATCTTTTCTTGCGACCATTCAAAAGTGGGTTCCACAGTGGCAGTCATTTAGATCCTCCAACGTCAAGTCGTTTTTTAATAAAATTAAGTTGTTCTTGTGTAAGAATTTTCAGAGCTTGAGATGCCTTCTCATTACTATAACCATAGTATTGTTTGACACATTCTATATCCTGAACTTTATCCTTTCGGAGCCAGGGAGAGAATCTCTTCTTTTTCCTCAAAGTATTTAGGAAAAAGGAATATTGCATATCCTTATCCAATTGAGGATATTTATTCATTTCATTAGCAAACATTACACAATCCAAGTGTCCCGACAGACATCGATTCACAATATATGGTGGGTAATCTTTAATGTGTTCTGATAGATCTTCTTTGTTGAAGTTAATTGAATTGAGCCAATCTTTGAGTTCCATTATCTAATAATTTGAATGTCATCATCTTCTGTCCAGAGTTCAACCTTTGTTCTGAACCTATCTTCTTGCTTGAGTTTTTCATATCGCTTACCTGCTTTCTTCTTCCACCAGGCAATAATATTCTCTAGATAAAACTTGTCCCAGTTAGGACCACGAACCAACTTATCTTGTTCTTCCATTATCACTTCACGGACATTTGAATATCCATAATCTGAGATATAAAATCTCTTCTTCTGAGTGAGTCCAAATGCCATATCGATCACAGCATTGAAGTGCTCCAGTTTCTCCTTGTCTTGCAAAGAGTTTTTGATAATACGAATCATCTTAGACTGTCGCTTCATCTTCTTAGACGATGCCTTATTGTCAGTCAACGGAGTGTTGTTGTTGAGCGCCGTAAAACGGTCGTGAAGGCGGTGGAAGACCTCATCGTGCAGAAGGGGTAGGAACTTACTATCAGTCAGGCCCTTGTACCGCATGAAGGGTTTCAGACCATCATACTGGGACGCTGAGGTGGTAGACCCATACAGTGATGTGGTTTCAAATAGTGCAATGTCTTTCTCAAAGACCTCGTTCAGAGTCTCACGAGCAAAATGAGAGACACACATT